TGTGTAGCTCCCTGAATACTATAAGCATATTCTGAATATCCATTATCTGTACCTGCTTTATTTATTATTTGTATATTAGCAACTGTTTGAACCCCAGGTATAGCATCTAGTAAAATTGTAATTTCTCTTAATATAATAGGTTGATTAATTTGCCATCTACGCAATTCAAAATAATTTTTTACTACAGATATACAATTGGTTAATACTTCACTATTATTATAATTAGGGAGGGTGATAATATCAAACTCACAGCCTATATTAACTATAAATGCGTCCTTGATATTTACTGAATCCCCTATCATCCTATATTGATTTATATAAGTTTTTAGATTATTTTTTATAGTATCTGAAGATTTGGTTAAATTACCATTAGAATCTTGAGTTAATAAATATAAATCTAATATAACATCGGGGTCTTTAGTTGATGCCTTAGCTGTAAAAGCTTTTGATACAACACCATACTTAGAAGGCATACTTAAGGCTCTAACTAAATAGTCATCTGCTGTAACATTTCTTTGTTGAGTGTTAAAATTAGATAATGAATTTTGTCTAATTTCTTCTATAGTATCTCCTCCACCTCCTCCACTAGCTGCTATGGGGTTATTAACTGCTAAAGAATTAAATACAAAATCGGCTGTAGCATTATTGTTTAATCCTGGGTTTAAGAATTTAACTGTTGATGAATCTATAGTATTTAAAGTATTAGCATCTATGTTAGAAGCAACCCCACCACCTGATAAGTATCTTATGGTTAAGACAGTGTTAGATGGAGCAATACCGTAAGTATTTGTAAATACAAAATTGGTAGGGCTAAAGGCTGTTGTAAGTTTATTTTGTTCAAAGGGTAAACCTAAACCAACATTATCGGGGTTAGGTGTAACTTCTTCATCGGTTTGAAGTGGTTTTCCTGACCCAAATTGAATTTGTAGTGTATTTTGATCTAAAAATCTAGTTGTAAATCTCCTATTTACTGATTTTGTTTTTAATATATAAGGAGCATCTGTATCTGTAGAATTGTTAGGATCATTTATATTAGTATTTCTAATACTATCATAAATTAAATCTTGTGCTAAATAATCTACTTCATAATATCTATTACCATCAGAATCTAATATATCTATTATATTAGAAATATTGGATACATTAAGTTCTACAGTTGGATATGCAGTATAATTACCTAAAGTAAAATTAGTAGAAGTTATAGTACCTGAAACTGCTTTTCTAGTCTTTTTTAATAAATAATAAGTTGGTTCTCCTAAAGATATTTGGGAAATTGTAGTTACTGTAGGATCTATTGAAGAAGAAACTGAGAAATCAATTGGTTCTTGTATATTAAATCTGGTACCATTTCTTGAAGAAACCGATGTATTTTCTGGGATTTCTAGGGCATAATCAAAATCAGGTACCGTTTCAGAACCCACAACTTTAGAAGGTACTTGTTGATAGACATCTACATCAACAACAGCTAAACCTGTTACTTTAGGTTTATAACTAAACATATAAGCAAGGTCATATAAATTATCAAATTGTCTTGCATATTGCAAATAAGTTTCTTGAATCTGGTTATCTAAATAAAAGGATAATACATCGGAAACATAAGCTGCTTGTTCCATAAACATCATACCAGGTGAAGCTGGGCTAAAATCTGTATATGTGTTAGGGAAATATGTTTGTGAAAAATTAATAAGTTGGGCTCTAATATCGTTAAAGTCCTTATTAATATACGTTATGTCTTTATTTTGTACTGCCATTAGTTAAAATTTAATTCTAAAGTATCATTTATTCCTGTATTAGGTATACTATAATTTATATTTACTTGTATAGTATTTGAGTTTACACTTTGTAAAACTTCTACAGAATCAAGAGAAATATCAGGAAAATTAGATTTTATTTTTTCTTGTAAATCTTCTTGAATAAATTCAAAATTATTATTTGATATTTGAGAAAATATATATTGTCTTAAACCCGCTCCAAATAAAGGATTTTCTATTCTTTCACCAGGATTTGTTAATAAATAATTAATTAAATTATTTTTTATGGCATCTTTAGTTTGATAATTTGGAGTAAAAGAAGTAGGACCGCTTAGGGGTAAATCAACACCAATTCCGACACTAGGTCGTAAATCATTAGGGTATATTCTTCTTGCTCCAAATGCCATAATTATCCTTTACTGCTCATTAAACCCATTATTTGATCCATACTAACATTTCCTTGTGGTAAACTGCCATTAGGTGAGGTTGTATCTCCGCTTCCTACTTGTAAAGGTACATCTGCTGATGTAGCAGATAGAGTACCATTTGCTCCAGGCATCATACCCCCTAAAACATTTTGTATATTTTCTCGCATAGCCATTCTACTATCAGTTGACATTGGAGTAGGGACTACTACATCCGTTGTAGAAGTACCCATTCTGTTTTCATAAACTGTTTGTTTAGGAGAACGTACAGCTTCTAAAAGAATGTCTTTCATTTCTTCTTGTATTGCCTCTTTTACGGCTTCTTTTACAATATTTTTTAATTGACTTAATTTCATATTATGGTGATTTATTATAAATATTAAACTAGAATGCTTTTAAATCGTTTTGTTGTATATAAAATACAAGTTCATCGATTAGTATTTGGTCACTGGCACTAAATGAAGGTTCACCTTTTAATTGAACAATTCCTTGATTATTTTTAGCAACAGCATATCTTCTTTTTAAACTACCTACAGGATTCTTATCATCTGTTACTACAGCCATAGTAAAACCATTAATATTTTTTATAATAGGATTACCATCTTCTTCTTGTTCTGCAGATAAATCTAATAACTCTTGGTTGATTAATTCTAACTCCACATTATTTCCATTATTATCCCAAGTCCATACACTCCCATCTGGGTTAGTATAGGGGCTTTTTGGGTTTGGTGGTGGGCTTAAAGGAGGACCATTTTCTCCACTTCCCGATATTAATACCCATTCTCCAGATTCTTCAGCACACTCTTGTGTCATACCATCAATACCCTGTAATAAAAGAACACAAGTAACAGTTCCCGCTATTAATATTACTAAAGCAACTAAAGTTGCTCTATTCATACCATCAAATTGTTCTTCTAGTTTTTCTAACTCATCATTAATGTGTTGTAGTTTAGCTGTAAAAGAATAAGGTTGGGCAAATATTAAACCACCAAAATCCTTAGCTGGGGGTACACCTACAGCTTGGGGTGCGGGTATAGCATCCAGTGATAATCTTATTCCCTTTAATGATTTGGATAATGCCAGAAATGCTGCTGCTAAAGCGGTATTAATGGCAATGGTAGCATACATTTGATTGAGTTGTCTAACTATTCTATTTCTTCTTCTAATTAATTCAGCTAATTCTTCAGGGGTGGGGCATGTTTTTCTATTAGCTTGTGATAATTTGGATATTCCAAAGGCTAATAATATACCAACGGCTAAGGGAATTAACTTTGATTTAATAACATTTACTAATTTAGCTATACTAAATTTTCTAACTGAAATTAATTTGTTTGGGAGAGTTAAACCTAAATTTTCAATAAACTGTTGGGCCGTATCAATTTTATCATTGTATTCTTGTGATATAGATTCTGCTGCTTTATCAATGTTTATTAAACTTGAAGCTGATAAATTTGTTTTTATTGTTTTGTCACCATTTATTATAGGGGCTCCAGATGGAATATATTTACCTTTTGAATATAATACCCCAAGATTAAGGGGGGTTTTTTGATTTTGTGGGATAATAGGTACCTTAATTTCTAAACTAAATTCTCCTTTTTTATCTGTTTTTGTTTTATATAAAGGTATTGGAATATAAACTAAATCAGGAAAATCTATATTAGGTAAATTACTTATTAAATTAGGGTCTACAGGTAAATTAACATCAGGTGTTGGAGCTATATCAGTATTTACTCCTAAAGTTACTGATGCCCCATTTAATACATTACCTGTTTGTTGGTCAAATAATCTTCCTGTTATTGTGTAAGTTTCAAGCCTAGGGATTTGACTTACTAATTTTTGTTTTAATAATAGTATTTCTTCTTTAACCTTATTAACTATATTTTTTTTATCTTCATTTAATTGTGATGATTTAGCTTTAATCCTTTCTTTAGCAGATAAGGTTTTATCTACTTTTTTAGTTTGGGTCAATGCCTCAGTTTTTTCTTCTAATGTTGATACCGCTAATTCTTCTAAATCAATGTTATAGGTTGTAGATAATTCTTGAATTCTTGAAGTTATCCCAGCAATATTTATTTCTTCTCCTAAAAGTAATTTTCCTTTAGGAGTTTTTAAAAAATCAGTTGCTAATGATATTAAATCCATTTTATAATGTTTTTACAATTTTAGAAGTATAACTATTAATATTATTTAACATTTGTGAAATTTGATTTTGAGTAGAGGTAGCTGCGGGACCACTAATATATATTTTAGGTTCTTTTGAAAGTGTTGAACATAATGTTTGGAGTTTTTTTATTAGATCCGAAAAATCTTTCATAAAATTATCACCTAATACAACAGATTGATTAGCATTAACATCTCCTAATCTTACATTTCCTTTACCTGATTGTAAAGTTACATCTCCATCTTGAGAATATAAACCTACAGATTGAATAGAGGTAAGGGATATTGTTTTTTGTGAATTAAATATAATACTATCTGCTTTACTATTAAATACTAACCTATCAGAATTAAGCATTACCTGACTACCACTATAGGCTGTAATAGCTTCGGGTGGGGTGGATAATGTTGGATTTGAGGTTATATCTGTTTTTAAAGGTATAGTTTGATTAGAAGTTAAATATATTGAACTTAAATCTTTATTTACATCTTCAACAACGGGAACCCACCCTTCATCACTTGATTCTGGTGATTGACCATTTCGGATAATTGTAATAGGTTCCCCATTTTCTCCGTTTCCAGACCAATTATTACTATCCACTTTTACAGTACTACCAAATCTAATAGAATTACCCCATCTACCTTCCATAATTATATCTCCGGCATATGATAAGAGGGGATGTATATTACTTCTCTCAGCAAATGTACCACCAACTTTTGGGGAATTAAATTGATAATCAACTTCTTCATCTGTAGATTTTGAAGTTTGACCATCAGACATTTCTTGGTATGACTTATTTTGAGTAGATTGAGTTTGTGTTTTTTTTAATAAATTAGGATAACCATTCATATGTTGATTATTCCAAAGAGCAATGGGATTTAAGTAATAATATTTT